GTTAGGATACCTAGACGGTGTAAGTTCAGCAATTCAAACCCAGCTAGATGCTAAGGCAGCTTTAGCAGGAGCTACGTTTACTGGACAAGTAAACATGAGCGATGACTTAGTTGTTACTGGTAACTTAACAGTTAATGGCGTCACTACAACAGTTTCCTCAACAAATCTTGATGTTGAAGATCGTCTTATCATGTTAGCTGATGGTGCAACTGGATCACCAAGTGCCGATGTAGGTCTTCTCTTTAATAGAGGTAATCAAGGCAATGCAGCGATCTTCTATGACGAATCAGCGAAAACATTTAAACTATCAGACACGAAAGATCCAAAGTCTAACACATCCTTATCACCAGTAACCGCTTCAAACCTTGATGTAGGCATTCTTACAGCAGCTACTGTAAAGTTTGATGGGGCAGACTTAAGCACTGCTATTTCAGACAATGTTTCGACCTTAAACACTTCTATTACAGCCTTAGAAACTCGTCGCACTAATAACATAGCAGGCGCAATTTCAACCGTTTTAACCTCTGATCTAACAGCGTCAAGAGCCCTTGTTGCAGGAAGCGGTGGTAAAATTGAAGTGTCTGCTGTAACCTCAACAGAACTAGGGCATTTAGATGGTGTCTCTAGCGCTATTCAGACTCAGTTAGACGCAAAACAAGCAACCATCACTGGTGCGGCTACCACTATCGATGATGCTGATTTAACAGCTTCTCGTGCACTTGTGTCAAGTGGTTCTGGAAAAGTTGCAGTATCAGCAGTGACTGCTACTGAGCTAGGCTATTTAGACGGAGTTACATCAGCTATCCAAACTCAACTAGACGCTCTGCCTACCTCCGCTAATGCTGCTGCACTCGCAGCTGAGGATGTAGCTCTACAGTCTAGGTTATCTACTAACGTTACCACATTTACTAACGAAGACACGGCTTTACAGGCTAGAATCACAGCTAATAATACTTTAACAACAGCCGTAGAGACAAGACGTACCCAAAACATTGCTGGTGCTGTTTCTACTATTACTACCTCTGACCTCACAGCTTCCAGGGCGATGGTAACTAATGGCTCTGGAAAAGTAGCTGTATCGGACGTGACAGCTACTGAACTAGGACATTTAGACGGCGTTACATCTGCTATTCAAACTCAGATTGACTCTAAACAAGCAACTATTACTGGAGCTGCTACTACTATTGACGATGCAGATCTTACTGCATCAAGAGCACTTGTTTCAAGCGGGTCTGGTAAGGTTGCAGTATCTGCTGTAACTTCCACTGAACTAGGTTACTTAGACGGCGTTTCTAGCGCTATTCAAACCCAGCTAGATGCTAAGTCTACCACTTCTAATGCTGCCGCTCTTGCGGCTGAGGATGTGGCTTTACAGAGTAGACTTACAACTAACGTAACAGCATTCACTAATGAAGATACAGCTCTACAGGCAAGAATTACCGCTAATAATACTCTTACTTCAGCAGTTGAAACTCGCCGTACACAAAACATAGCAGGTGCAGTATCCTCTATCACTACCTCCGACTTAACAGCCTCTCGTGCCTTAGCTTCTGATAGCTCTGGTAAGGTTGCTGTATCGGCAGTTACTTCTACAGAGCTAGGTTATTTGGATGGTGTTACTAGCGCTATTCAAACTCAGATCGACTCTAAACAAGCAACTATTACTGGAGCTGCCACTACGATTGATGACGCCGATCTTACGGCCTCTCGCGCCCTTGTCTCTAGTGGATCGGGAAAAGTAGCTGTTTCTGCTGTTACTGCAACAGAGCTAGGATACCTTGATGGCGTTACGTCAGCTATTCAGACTCAGTTAGATGCTAAATTAGCTTCAGCGGGAGCTAATAACTTTACCAGTAATGTGACGATCACTTCTACAAGTGAAGGAAATGAGAATAACCCTGAGCTTGCACTGGTTAGAAATACTGGAAGCCCTGCGGATAACGACCTCTTAGGAACCTTTGTATTCAAAGGTAAAAACGATTCAGCTGAAGAGGTTGTTTACGCTAGTTTCCAGACTCGTGCTAACGACGTAAGTGATGGTACTGAAGACGGTAATATGTTCTTCAAAGTGATGACTAATGGTACTTTAGAAGACAGATTAGCTCTTAAAGGCGCAAATCCGACCCTCTTTAGTACGCAACCTGTAAGATTAAATAGTGTCGATTTAGAGTTTAGAGCTAATAGTAAGACTATAACCGTAACACCTGGAACGCCTAGCGGTGACAGAACAATCACACTACCTGATGCGGCTGGTACCGTAGCTCTCACTACAACGACTGATGCTCTTGAGACTAGGCGAGCTGCAAACATCGCGGGTGCAGTGTCTACGATTACTACATCAGACTTAACAGCTTCAAGAGCCTTAGTATCAAGCGGGTCTGGTAAAGTGGCTGTATCAGCTGTTACTGCTACTGAGTTAGGCTACTTAGACGGAGTAACATCGGCTATTCAGACTCAGCTTGATGCTAAATCAACTACTTCTAACGCTGCTGCTCTTGCCGCTGAAGATGTAGCATTACAAGCTAGAATTACCGCTAACAACACTCTCACTTCAGCAGTCGAGACACGACGTACACAAAATATTGCAGGTGCTGTATCAACAATAACTACCTCAGATTTAACAGCTTCTAGGGCGATGGTAACTAATGGTTCTGGAAAGGTGGCTGTTTCAGACGTTACAGCTACGGAACTTGGTTATTTAGATGGCGTTACATCTGCTATTCAGACCCAATTAAATGCGAAGCAAGCAACTATCACTGGCGCTGCCACTACTATTGATGATGCTGATCTCACAGCTTCTAGAGCACTTGTTTCAAGTGGCTCAGGCAAAGTAGCTGTATCTGCTGTTACCTCCACAGAACTCGGATACCTTGATGGGGTAACGTCTGCTATCCAGACTCAGATAGACGCTGTTGAAACAAGACGTTCTGCTAATAATATTACAACTACTTTTAGTGATGATGTTACTATTACTGGCAACCTCACCATTAATGGTGATACCACCACTGTTTCTACCACTAATATGTTAGTAGAAGATGCTTTAATTGAGCTTCAGACTGGCCTGACAGGCTCTAACTCAAATGATATAGGTTTCATATTTGAGCGTGGCTCTACTGGTAATAACGGTATGCTATTCTGGGATGAAAGTGAAGACGAATTTGCTTTTGCGACAGGCACTGAAACAGGTGCAAGCACAGGTTCTCTTTCTATCGGTGCTTATGCTGATATCGCAGCAAAAAATATCACTGTTAGCGGTACTGTTGATGGTATTGATATTGCGGGGAATGCTGCAGCCTTAGCATCAGAGGATGCAGGAATCGAAGCAAGAAGAGTAGCTAATATTGCTGGTGCAGTTTCTACTATCACCACTTCAGACTTAACAGCGTCCAGGGCCGTAGTTACTAACAGCTCAGGTAAAGTAGCTGTTTCTGCTGTCACCTCAACAGAACTTGGGTATCTTGACGGCGTCTCTAGCGCTATTCAGACACAGTTGAATGCAAAACAGGCTACGATTACTGGTGCGGCTACCACAATTGATGACACTGATCTAACAGCTTCCCGCGCTCTAGTATCAAGCGGATCTGGAAAAGTAGCTGTATCCGCTGTTACGTCCACAGAACTTGGGTATCTTGACGGGGTTACAAGTGCGATTCAAACACAGTTTACTGCAGCGGAAACAAGAAGAACAAATAACATAGCCGGCGCTGTATCGACAATAACCACCTCTGATCTGACAGCCTCTAGAGCTATGGTAACTAACGGGTCTGGTAAAGTGGCTGTATCAGCTGTTACTGCTACTGAGCTAGGTTACTTAGACGGCGTTACTTCAGCTATTCAGACTCAGTTAGATGCTAAATCAACTACTGCTAATGCTGCTGCTTTAGCTGCGGATATCGCAAGCTCAGGGGTAGCAGACGGCGCCGTTACAACTGCAAAACTCGCTGCTGACGCAGTAACAGGTGCTAAAATTGCCGACGATGCTATAGATTCAGAACACTATACTGATGGATCTATTGATACCGCACATATTGGAAATTTACAAGTCACTACCGCAAAAATAGCGGCAGACGCAATCACTGGAGCTAAGATTGCAGACGATGCGATTAATTCTGAACACTACACGGATGGATCTATCGATACCGCTCATATCGCAGATAATCAGGTAACAGTCGGAAAACTTGCAGCAACTCTCGATTTAGGAGCACTCTCATAAATAATTTGACCATTGGTTAAAATTATGATAGAAAGGTAGACATGAGTACAAAAGTTTCAGCATTTAGCGGCGGATTAGGCATTGACGCTAGAAATAAATTTGAAATTCTAGCTAACGCTACTGTTACTGTAGGCGATGGTTCGACTACAGGTAATATTAATGTAGGCACAATAACTGCGGGCACTTACAATGGATTAAGCTCAAACGCTATTACAGACGGAGACTCAGCGGTTTCGATCATTGACCCTGCTGTGTCTCTTATATCTAACGGTTTAAGGTATATTGTTATAGATAAAACTCAAGGAGTTGAGACACAATTTATAGGCAACGTTTCAATAGGAACAAACGATTCAAATACGTTTTCAATTACAGGCAAATTTGATTTAGGTGCATTTTCATAAGGAGTAAGTAATGGCTACACAGCTACAATTTAGACGAGGAACTTCAGCCCAAAACAATTCTTATACAGGACTTGTAGGCGAGATATCTCTTGACACATCAACAAACAATATTCGCATCCACGACGGTTCTACTGCTGGGGGTGCAGAAATAATTCCATCAGGCACGATCGTTGCTTATGGTGCTGCCAGCGCTCCTACTGGTTGGCTCTTGTGTGACTCCTCTGCTGTTTCTCGTACAACATATGCCCGTTTATTTGCTGTGATTGGCACAACTTTTGGCACAGGTGATGGCTCTTCGACTTTTAATGTTCCTGATTTACGTGATAAGGTTCCTTTAGGTAAAGGCTCAAACAACGATACTCTTGGTACTACTACTGGTTCTGTTGCTGCCTCGTCTGTTATTAACTCTGCAACTAAAACAGGGGTTACAACTGCCGCTGCTAATACTGGTACAGGCAATACTGGTACGGGTACATCAGGAAACTCTACTGCAACAATTTCAGGATCAACTGCTAATGCTACTTCTACTACAGCTGCCTCTGATACGGACGGAGCTACCTCTACTACCGTAGGTTACAATGCTACAAATGCTCCTACAGTGGTCACAGGAACTGGCACTACAGGCACAGGGACCTCTGGAAACTCTACCGCTACTACTGCTGCTTCTAATACAGGTAATGCTACCTCTACTACTGCTGCATCTAACACTGGAGCAGATGGTGCTGGCGACTTAACACTGACTACTTATACTATTAACCGTACACTCTCTGCAGGTACAAAAGATGTCACACAAGTTAGTCTAGTTACAGCTATTTCACAGGCAAACCACACTCATTCAATTCCATCTTTAACAGTGAACAACCACTCACATAGCGTGCCATCACTAACGGTTAACAACCATACACACTCAGTGCCTGGATTAAGCGTGCCAGCTTTAACAATTCCTTCGTTAAGTGTCGCCTCACATACTCATGCGATACCCTCTCTAACGGTTAATAACCATACTCATGGTGTTGGTAATCTAGCTGTAGATAACCACTCTCACTCTGTGCCTTCCTTGTCAGTACCAGCTTTAACAGTTCCTTCGTTGACTGTAAATGGTTTTAGTGTAGCGACTACGTTACCTTCTGAAGTAGTACAGTATATTATAAAAACATAAGGTGCAAAGATGAACGACGTTCGTGAATTAGACCAAATACAAATTGAGATTGAACGTCTTCATGAGCGTTCACAAAACAATAGAGCTGAAATTCAGTCTCATGAAGCTGTTTGTGAAGAACGCTATCTTAATATTGTTAACATGTTTGAACGTATGGAAACACAAATGTGTAAGTTGGATAAAGAGATAGTAGAAATCCGTGATCTAGCAACCACTGGTAAGGCTTCTCTTAGAACTTTGCTATGGGTAGGCGGTCTCTCTGTAGGTTTTGTTTCCCTTCTTTCTATGATTATTAGCATTTTTCCACGATGAGTGATAAGTTTTTTCGAATTAAAATCCAGAGACTTTTAGATCGTCTTCCAACCCCAGTTCAATTTAACGAGTCACAATGGGCAATGGTAGAGAATTTAGATTCTTACCGTTTTTGTGTGCATATTGCAGCTCGTCGTACAGGTAAATCATATGCTGCAGCGATTTTAGCCTTTGCTAAACTTCTAGAACCTGGTCAACAAGTAATGGTTGTTGCTCCTAACTTCTCACTGTCGTCAATTATTTGGGATTATGTAACAGATTTAATTAAACAACTTGAGATTGAAGTTGACCGTTTTAATCAAAAAGATAAGGTAGTGAAACTAATTAATGGTTCTGTGTTTAGGTTATTATCTGCAAACAACCGTGATTCACTTGTAGGTCGAGCTGCAAATCTTCTAATCGTAGACGAAGCAGCAATTATTCCAAACGATGAATATTATACTCGCGATTTAAGGCCAGCGCTTTCTACTTTTACCGATTCCCGTTGTCTGTGGATTTCAACTCCTCGCGGTAAGAGTAACTATCTATATGAGTACTATTTAAGGGGGGACGATGGTGAGTATCCAGAGTGGGCCTCTTCTATACACACTTGGAGATCAAATCCTAGACTATCATCGCAAGACGTAGAAGAAGCTCGTAAATCTATAACAAAGGCCCTTTATCTTCAAGAGTATGAGTGTGAGTGGACAACTACAGAGGCACAGGTTTACTTAGATTTAGACGAAGAAAAACATATTGGAGACTTTGTAGGTGAGCGTTTCGCAGAAGTGATTGCAGGACTTGACGTAGGCTATCGTGACGAGAATGTTTTTGTCGTGATTGGCACTGATGGTGATAACTATTTCATCATTGATGAGTTCGTATCTAAAGAGTCAACGACTTCAGAGCTTGCAAGTGCGATTCAAGAAAAAATGGATGAGTGGAACATTGATACTATATACATTGACTCCGCAGCACAGCAAGTGAAAGCTGACTTTGCTTATGATTTTGATATTTACTGTGAAAATGCGATCAAGTCTGTTAATGATGGGATTAATTCTTTACAAGTACTAATTGAACAAGACCGTTTATATTTCGATACTGAGGGTGCTAGGCACACCTTTTCTGCTATGGCTGCTTATAAATGGAATCCTAACACAGAAAAACCAAAACCTATTCACGATTGGGCTTCTCATCCCTGTGATGCAGTACGTTATGCTATTTATACACACCAAAAAATGAGTAATATTACAATTTATGCTTAGGATAATAATACTAAACTATAAAAGACCAAAGAATGTTAAAGCTATTTGCGATGCTTTACATAAAAATTTTAAAATTACAGTAATTAATAACAATTCTAATGAAACTTTTTCGCATCCTAAAGTAGAAGTAGTCAATAATACTAAAAATGGGTATTGTATTGAGCGTTGGATTAGGTGTTTTGACTATCCTGAAGAGTATAAGCTATTAATTGATGATGATCTATTGCCTCATCCTCTATTGATTAAAAAAATGTATGACATGAAAGAGAATATAGTTGGTGTGTATGGCAAAACTAACGTTAAAAAAGCAAAAAATTACCATCAACTCACTGATCATTGGTGTGAGAATAAAAAAGTTGATTTTTTAGTTGGTTCCGTGATTATGGTAAAACAAGATTCACTAAATAAAATACACGAGTCAATCCTTAAGTATAGAGAAACACAGCGAGGCGACGACATATTAGTTAGTTATGCCATTAAAAAAGCATATAATTTGAAACACCTGCCGACGATTTCTGGAAAAGTCCTCAATCTTGGTGAAGGCGATGTTGGTTTGAATAAACATCCTGATCATTTTTCAATGCGCTGGGAGGTGCTTCAAGAATGTCTGAGTTAAAAAGATTTCCAATAAAATATATAAGAGACTATATTAAAAAAGATTATAAATTACGTGATAAGTGTTATATATGTGGCTCAACTGAGAGACTTGAATTACATCATTTGTTTTCAGTAAGTCAATTATTCAATGAGTGGTGTAGTCGTAATAAGATTACGGAAATTGATACTGTTGAAAAAATTACTTCCCTTCGTGAAGAATTTGCAGTAGACTGTAAAGAAAGTTTAGACCACCACAACTTATTTACATTATGTAAATCTCATCATCAGAGACTGCATACAATATATGGGCAAAGATACTCTAATCATTTAACACCTAAAATTAAGAACTGGTTAGACATTCAAAAGGAAAAACATGGCAGAGAATGAAAGACTTGGTTTAAGACAGTGGATCAGCGAGAAGCTTAATCCAGCGCAACCCTCAGTTGCAGCTCTTGAGCCTTTTGCTTCGCCAGAAACTATTGTTGATTTTGAACAAGCTTATCGCGAAATTGAGGTAATTCATCGCTCTGTCGAGATGGTAATTAACGCTCTATGTGAGATACCACTTAATATTAATGGTGGGGCTGCTAAAAAAGTAAACAAGCTTTTGAACATACGACCAAATCCTTTTGAAGATCGTTCTCGTCTGTTCAGGCGTGCTTTCCTTGATTTTCATTTAGACGGTAACGCTTTTTTCTATTATGATGGTGAGTCATTATACCTTTTACCCGCTAATGACGTAGAGGTAGTTCCAGATGATCGTACCTTCGTTTCTCATTATAATTATTTAATTCATAATCAACAGACAAATGACTTTTATGGTTTTGGTAGGGGTAAAGAAACACGTAAAGCAGAAGCAATTCGATTTGAGCCTAATGAGATAATTCATGTTATGGCTGAAAATGAAAACTCTATCTTTAGAGGAACTTCTAAATTAAAACCAATTTTAAACCTGATGGAACTTTATTACTATATGATTAAGTTTCAACGTCAGTTTTTCAAGAATAACGCTTTACCAGGTTTTGTTCTTACTACCGACAATATTTTATCAAAACGCGTTAAAGAAAGATTATTAGAGTCATGGAGAGCCTCTTACACAACTATTTTTGATGGTGCTAGAAATCCCGCGATTCTTGATGGGGGTCTTAAGATTGATGAATTCTCAACTAAATCTTTTGATCAACTAGATTTTGAAAACTCAATCGAACGTATTCAACAAGACATGGCTAAGGCTCTAGGCGTACCTTATGTGCTACTTAAGTCTGGTAATAACGCTAATATTGATGCTAATCAGAAACTATTCTATCTACACACAGTCTTACCTATCTTAACACAGTTTTGCTCTGCTTTCACACATTTCTTCAATGGTGGTGTGTCTATTGTTCCAGATAGACTAACGGTGCCAGCACTTCAACCAGACAATAGGACTCAGGCAGTTTATTACTCTACTCTGGTTAACACAGGAATTATTACCCCAAATGAAGCTCGTGAAGGATTAAGATTTCCAAAACTGGAAAATAATGATACCATAAGAGTACCACAGAACATCACAGGGAGCGCAACTGACGCATCCCAAGGTGGCAGACCCTCTCAAGAGGAATCTACTAATTTAGAGGATACAGTTGATGAATAAAACAATTTATTTAAACAGCTCCTTTGAAACCAAAGCTCTTAAAAAAGGTTCTAAATCTTTAAAGATTGCTGGTTACGCTAATACTACGTCTAAAGACCGTGCAGGTGATGTCGTCACTGCAGAAGCATGGGCTAAGGGTGTAGAGAATTATCGTCGTAACCCAGTGCTTCTTTATCAGCACAAGCATGACTGTCCTATCGGTCGCGTTGATAATATCCGTGTTGATAAAAAAGGAATCTTTGTTGAAGGCGCTGTTTCAGAGGCTGCTGAAAAAAATCATGGCGTACAGACCCTCATTAAGGACGGAGCTTTAAAAAGCTTTTCCGTTGGTTTTAGAGTAAAAGATGGAAAGTATAATCGTGAAGATGATTCAATGATGATTACTGATGTCGAGCTGTTAGAAATTTCAGTCGTGTCAGTGCCTTGTAATCAGGATTCACTATTTTCAATTCGTAAGTCTTTTGAGTCTGATGAAGAGTTCAATGAGTTTAAGAAGTCTTTAAAAGAGGTTGACACTGAAGAAATTAAGAAGATGCGTAAAATCAAAGCAGGAATCACCGATATGAGCGATGGTCACTATCATACCGTAGAAATGGATGAGAGTGGTAATGGTGTAACAACCTACGCATCTCATATGCAAAACCACGCTCATAAAGTCGTAGGGGGTGTTGTGCTAGGGGTCGATGGCCACACACATGACATTACTATGGCAGGGGTTCCGATTCATAGCATGGAGGAGGGCGAAGTTGTAAACGAACGTCCGTTGTCTCCAACCGAGGAGGAAGCAATGAGTAACTCAAAGCAAGATGAAGTTATCGAAACTAAAGCTGACGAAGCAGAGGTAGAGGTAGCTGAGATCGAAGTTGAGGCAAAATCTGAAGAGGTTTCGGAAGAAGTATCTGAGACTACTGAAGAAGTAGTTAAAGAGACTGAAGAAGCCGCTGAGGAAAAAGCTGAAACTGAAGAGGTTGAGGTCAAAGCAGAATCGTTGGAAGAAGTCACTGACATTGAAAAGGAAGAAGAAGAGGAAGAACTAGAAATTCGTGATCCTAATGCTTCTATCCCGTTCACAAACTTGCTTTCCGAAGATGCAAGTAAACTTCAACATGGTGATCTTGTAAACTATCAAGAAAAAATGTTTAGAGTCACCAACGTCGCAACTGGCCAATCGCCAATCTTTAAATTTTTAGAGGTTGACGCAGAAGCCGAAGACTGTGATAATGTTGTTAATGTGAAAACAGAAGACATTTCA